TAATATTATATTTTTTTTTATTTTAGTAAGTAATTAATTTAGACTGGATTAGAGACTTAAAATCGACATAAATTAATAAAGTATTGATTTTTAATGAGTTAGCTAAAATAAAGCGACATAAAACCGACATAGAACCGACATTTACACTATGGAACCGACATTAATTACTATATTTCAAAGCATAAAAGACACCTCCACTCCCTTCCACCGACCTGTAGATATCATCTTAAATAGAATCCGGGAAGGCAAATCAAAGGAGATAGTCAAAGAAATAAGAAAAGAAAAAGATAAAGAAAAGCGCAACAAACTAAAGCAGCAGCTTCCTGCTATTTGCTTTTCAGGAAAATTTATAAAACGTAATGACGATGCCATCCAGGAGCATTCAGGCATCATCTGTTTAGACTTTGACGGCTTTAAGCTGAAGCGAGAGTTGATGGCTAAGAAAGATGAGTTGGCTAAAAATAAACATACCTATGCCGTCTTCATTTCGCCGAGTGGTAATGGATTAAAATTATTGGTTAAGATTCCACCTGATATTGACAACCACAAGAACTATTTCCTTGCCCTTCAAAAATTTTATGACTCTCCCCATTTCGACCGCTCCTGTAAGAACGTATCTCGGGTGTGCTATGAATCTTATGATCCACTACTTTTTGTCAATGAGACTTCCATCACGTGGACCAAGAAGGAAGAGGAAAACCATCAGCACCTTGATGTTCGCAATACTACTCCTACGATTAAGATAGATGATGAGAATGAGATTGTGCGCCGTCTTATGCGATGGTGGGAAGATAAGTATGGCTTCATTGAAGGAGAGAGAAATAACAACATCTTTATATTAGCCAGTGCATTCAATGAATTCGGTGTTTCTAAGTCCTTAGCCAATTATATCATCAACCAATTTGAGTGTAAGAATTTCTCTTCTACGGAAATAGAGAGTGTAGTTAAGAGCGCCTATTCTAACTCTGCTGCCTTCTCTACCAAATTTTTTGAAGACACTGAGGTTGTAGATAAAATTAAGCAGGACCTCAACAGGGGCGTGCCAAAAAAGGAAGTGCGCTCTAGACTCCGCGACACAGGAGTAGAGGGCGAGATTGTTGATACGGTTATAAATAGAGTTGAAGAAACCACTAATGAACGCACCTTTTGGGTTAAGTCTCAGCGGGGAGCAGTGTCGGTAGTCCATTGGAAGTTCAGAAAGTTTTTAGAAGATAATGGCTTTTATAAGTTTGCTCCGGACGGCAGCAAGAATCACATCTTTGTTAAGGTTACTAATAATCTTATAGATAATACCTCTGAAGAGGAAATAAAAGACTTTGTCCTTCAATACCTGGCTCATCAAGAGGACCTCACTATCTACAATCACTTTGCCGATAAGACTCGCTATTTTAAAGAAGACTTTCTTAGCATGCTTTCATGCGTGGATGTTTACTTTGTCGAAGATACTAAAGAGACGGCCTACCTATATTATAAAAACTGCGCCGTGCAGGTCACCAAAGATACCATCAAGCAAATTGATTATATAGACCTCGGCGGTTATTGTTGGGTCAACCAAGTTATAGATCGGGAATTTTCTATTTGTCCTTCCGATGCCTGTGATTACAAAAAATTCATTACCAACATCTCGGGTGAGGACCCCCTACGCATAAAGTCCGTAGAGAGTACAATTGGTTTCCTTCTGCATGGTTATAAAAGTCTAGGGTATTGTCCTGCTATCATTATTAATGATGAGGTCATATCGCAGGATACTCCAGAGGGAGGAACAGGGAAGGGTCTTTTTGTCAATGGCATATCTCAACTCAAAAAAACGGTCATTATTGATGGGAAATCCTTTTTTTTCGAAAAAAGTTTCCCTTATCAGCTTGTATCGGCAGATTCACAAATCCTCACCTTTGATGATGTACGCAAGAGTTTTGACTTCGAACGCCTATTCAGTATAGTTTCTGAGGGCATCACCTTAGAAAAGAAAAATAAGGATGCCATCAAGATACCTTTTAGGAAGAGTCCTAAAATCGTCATCACTACTAACTATGCCATCAAAGGTAAAGGCAACAGCTTTGAGAGGCGTAAGTGGGAATTAGAATTCAAGCAATACTATAATAAAGAGTTTACTCCCTTAATGGAATTTGGGCGCTTGCTATTCAGTGAGTGGGATGAAGATGAATGGTGTTCCTTTGATAATTATATGGTAAATAATTTGAAATCTTATTTGAACACTGGCTTCATAAAGTCGGACTTTAAGAACCTGAAGACCCGGAAGTTCATTGCCGAGACCGATCATAGCTTTTGGGAATGGGTGTCAGAAGACAATCAAATTATTTCATTTGACGAGCCTATCCTGAAATATCATTTATGGAATGGCTTCACTGATGAATACCCTGATTTTGCTCCGCGGGGCAAAATGAGTATTACTCTTAACAAATTTTATAAATGGCTCCGTGCCTATGCATTGTATACTACGGGACAAGAGCCTACCGAAGGCCGCAATGGAGATGGTAGGTTTATTGTCTTTAATACCAACGGAGTTATTGACAATCACTCTAAATTACCTTTTTAATTATGAATATAAAATTACTTAACGGCAAAGTTTATTATCAAAAAAAATGCTCTATTACCAAGACTGAATATAGCGTTGAAATCTCTTTCCCCGACTTTATGGAACTCCGATCTCGCAAACGGGTTATTCAAGATATATTACCTAATCTATCTGCCGATGAGAGAGAGTTTATTAAAACGGGCAAAACCCCTGCAGAATGGGATAAAATGTTTGAAGAACCTAAATAACTGATTATGACTAGATATGAACAAAACATGTATGAGAGAGACCTTCCGGGGATTAGAAAATCCTTGGAGTCTATAGCGAAAACCTTAAAGGAAATCGAAAAAAAGATTATTATCTCGGACCCAGGAGATGAAATGGAACATATTCTTGATAAAAAAAAAGTTGATTGTGGCCCCCTGGAAATGGATTAAAAATATAATAAAGAAGTGCTTAGGCAAATGTCCCCCCAATGGACATAAGGTCGTTTGGCGTAGACAAATAACTTTAGAAGGTATACTATGGAAGCGTATTCACTATCCCCTCGAAAGTAGCAACAATGAGCAACAAACAATTAATAGCAGAGATCAATGAAGAAGCAATAGTATGGGACGGTTTTGATGATGCCATCATCGGATACACAATGAACTCCGATGTAGCCGTCTATGATGTAGATAAAATGGTAGAAATATTAGTAAATAACGATGACATGACACAGGAAGATGCATGGGACTACTTAGGTTACAATGTCTTCTCTACGGGTGTAGGGGATTATACTCCTGTTCATATAAAGCTATTTGAATGAAAATTAGTATAACACCCCATGAACGGGAGATGCTTACCTTGATTGCCCGTAAGCGCCATTCCATGAATGCAGCTGCTAAGGTTACCGAAGCCAAGGTGAGCAATCTTGATGGCGAAGAGATTACCATTGATGGTATCATGGGTGAATACGCCGTATGTAAAAGGTATAATGTATTGTTTGATATTTCTACCCTCCCACGATCGGGCAGCTATGACTGTGTCATAAATGGTAAGCGAATAGATGTAAAAAGCACTCGCTATCCTAATGGCCGTCTCATCAAAACCTTAAAACCTAATCCCGATGTGGACTTATATATATTAGCCATCAACTACACTGACGAGGTGGATTTGATAGGGTGGATGTGGGCGAAAGACTTTGTCGTTCCTGAGCATATCACGGATTTAGGCTACGGAGATATATATTGTGTTGAAAGAAAAAAATTAAACCCTTTTGTATGAAATTTAGAGACTATCAATTAGACCTTATTAAACGCGGTTCCAAAATCATTATGAAAAAAGGCTTGTTATATTTAGCCATGGAAGTGCGTACCGGGAAGACCTTAACTTCTTTGGGTATATGCTCAGAGATTAATGCCAGTAATGTTTTATTTATTACTAAGAAGCGGGCCATCCCTAGTATAGAAAAAGATTTTGAGATGTTAGGGAAAGATTTTAATCTTACTACTATAAATTATGAGAGCCTCCATAAGCTGAACCCTGATGACGATAGTTATGATGTTATCATCTGTGATGAGGCCCATTGTATGGGGGCGTTTGCCCGTCCTAGTGGGCGTGCTATACAGGTAAAGGCTCTCCTTCAGAAACATCAGTCTGCCTGCATCCTCTTGTCGGGTACTCCTACGCCTGAAAGCTTTTCTCAAATGTATCATCAGGTATGGGGCCATCCCAACAATCCCTTTGCGGCTTACAAAAACTTTTATGCATGGGCCAAGGATTACGTTACTATATCTCAGATGAGGATTAAAGGTAATATGGTTAATGTGTATAACAAGGGTCGCGAAGACTTGATCCTGGGTGCTATGAAACCCTTTATGTTATCCTATACTCAGAAGGAGGCAGGCTTTAAATCTGTTATTGATGAAGAGGTCTTAACAGTCAACATGGATATTTTGACCTATAGGATGTGTAAGAAGCTGCGTGCTGATAAGGTACTCAAAGGCAGCGAGGAAGTAATATTGGCAGACACCGGGGCGAAGATGATGACAAAACTTCATCAGATGTATAGTGGCACGGTGATATTTGAGTCGGGGAACACCAAAATATTGGATTACTCTAAGGCAGAGTTTATTGCTAAGAAGTTTTGGGATGACCGCATAGCCATCTTTTATAAGTTTAAAGCTGAACTCGATGCCTTAATGGAAGTCTTTGGGAAGAAGAATTTAACTACGGACCTTGAAGAGTTTCAAGCTTCTGATACCCTGTGTATTGCCCTCCAAATAGTCAGTGGGCGTGAGGGTATATCATTACGGGATGCTGATTACATCGTATATTACAATATTGATTTTAGTGCTACAAGCTACTGGCAGAGCCGCGACCGTATGACTACGCAGCTGCGTGGGGACAACAAAATCTTTTGGGTCTTTGCTGATGGGGGTATTGAAGAAAAAATATATAAGGTGGTAAATGGTAAAAAAAATTATACCTTAAAACATTTTACTGAAGACTTAACTAAATTTTATTAATGAAAACTAAACCCAAACACGGAACCAAAGACCGCATAGTGATATGGTGGTCAGGTGGTGTTACCTCAGCTGTCACCGGGCATCTATGCATAGAACTCTTTGGCCTGAAGCGGTGTCACTTCATCTTTATTGATACCAAGAATGAAGACAAAGACACCCTACGTTTTAAAAAAGATTGTGAGAAGTGGTACGGCAAGAAGATAGAAACCATTAGCGGAATCGGTAAAGGGGAGTATGCCACGGGGCAATACAAATCCATCAAAGATGTTTGGTATAAGTATAACTCTCTTAATGTGGCGCATGGGG